GTGAGAACATAGGACTTCCTAAAGTGCCCCTGCGCATCAGGAGTTGTCAGTCCCACTGCAAAACGATTATTTGTGTCGTCCCAAAAGAAGTTTGGGTTATCTTGAGTAAGTCCCGTACCATTTGAAAAAATGATGGAGCCTGCTGTGAACCCCCCGATAGCAGACCCCACCACAGAGAGGTTTATAGAGGAACCAGTGTTGGTAACTAAAATTGATCCGTCTGTCGAGGTTATTGTAGGTAATATCGAAGGAAGATCTATATAACCCACAACTACCCCTTGGCGTTAACCTTAGCTAAAGTAAGAGTCCCAGATCCACCGGTATAGTTCCAAAAAAGACGCATATGCGAATATTGAGCACTCCAAACATTCCACATCCAAGACGTGTCTGAAGTACCGCTAACCACGCCAGCTACAATTGTAATTGGAGAACCAGCAAGGGTTACAAAGTTAACCCCATCGTTTGACACCTGAATTTTCCAATCACCGTCAACAGAGCCCGTCCATCCTATATGGATGGAGAACCCATAGACTCCGCTGATTTTTATTACAGAGCTATTTCCTCCAAAGTCCAAATCTGTAAAGATCTTTCCTAAAGAGATAAGGTCTCCGTTTTGGATTAACCAAGACAAAATCAACCCCCGGTAGATTTACCAGAAACCCAAATATCCATAGTACCACCAGAGCCAGAGGTTCTAGTGTATTCAACCTTAAAAGAATTGAATGGGCACTCTGGAACAGTAAGACAAAAAGTCGCATTAGCATTAACTGCCGATGTCCCTTTAACCTGAGCGGAACTCAAAAGAGCATACGCTGATGAAGACGAGTTAACACCCATACAAGCACCATAAACGTTAAGAACTCCCACCGGAGCAGTAGCGCCAGTCACCGTGCAAACAACAAATATCTGAGTAATCCGCTGGCTGTCGATAGCCGCACTAGTATTTGTTTGGTCTGCAGTTAAGGCACTAATGACCTTTACACCTTCTAAAATTGCCTGAGCCATAAGTTCTCCTTTTTATGCCCTATTTAAAATTGATTCTGTTCCAGATTCTAGTTTAGAACTATTAATATTTTTTAATCCTGTTGTGTTTATCTTTTGACCAGACGCCTGATCTGCATTTTGCTGAGCTTGTGGAGTATGCGCCTGCTGCATGGCCATCATGAATTGAGGATCTGCAGCAGCATCCATAGGTACATCAAAGAAGATCGATAGTTTTAATTTCTTTTCATATGGAAGGTCTTCTTTCATCTCTGCCATATTCTCAGCCATTTGCTGAACTACCGAGTTGTACATCTTTGGATAAACTGTCTTCAGTGCCTCGACCTGCTCATTAGTAATAACCCCAGCCTCTAGATCGCTAAAGACACTTACAGGATCGTTTACAGCAGTAAGATACCTTGAAAACTTTGAAAGCTCATAGTCAGAAGGTCTCCAGCTCTTGCTTTTCATCATTCCAAACTGCGCTAGTGGATCTTTAGGAAGCTTTGAATAAAGAAACTGCGTTGCAACCACCGATTTTTGGATCATAGAAGAACCTATATTTGGCGCTACTTTAGAGATCTCCTTTAAAGAGTCAGAGGCTTGATCCATAACGGCAGATGGGTTGCTTGCAACCTTCGTTATTTGCTCGCTAACCTTTCCCCACTCTTCAGGTGTTAACCTAGAAACAGATCTTGGCTTCTTCTTTTCCTTATCTTCTTCCTTACTCTTAAAATCGATCATTAATGGGAGAGAATATTTTCTACCCGCCTCTAATAGAGTAGGTTGGTTAAGGAAGTTTGCAGCCTTCTGAGACATCTGTTTTGAGACATCAATCCCCATCTTTTCCATGGCGGCTAGAGAGATGTACTTATTTAAAAGAATCTTAGCTATAGATGGGCCGAATTGATCAACAATCATTCCCCATGCTGCTCCAGCAACACCACCACCAACGCCGCCAATAGCACTGCCCATAACAGTGTTGAGTAGAACGTTTCTAGAACCTCGTTGAAAGGTTTTATCGAAAGCATCCTTCACCCCTGATATTTTAATCTTTTCCGCTAAATTCTGTATGCCAGTCACCTTTTCAATAGCTGAAACCTGGCGAATAGCGATTTTATCCCCACGAGATGCTTTATCAACTATTCCTCTAACCTGACCAGGAGTAACTCCGTGAAGGTTCTCCTTCGTTAAGATCTGCTCATTTAACTCTGCCTGCTTAGCTAACATTTCTTTAAACTCAGGAGATGAGTTTAATTGCTGCTCAAATATCTCAGACGCCTCTTTTGATTTTAGACGATCAATTAAAGACTTCTTCTCACTAAGCCTTTGAGCTGCTTTTGAGCCCTCTATATTGGATTTCCTGTTTACAAATTCCTCGATGTCTTTTGAATAAGACTCCCCAAACTGCTCTTCAAGTTTTTTGATCTGCAATAAGTCTTCTTGTTTAGTTAGTCGTCCAGACATGTTCTCTAGAGAAGCAAGAGCCTCCCTGTAGTCATCATATTTATTAAGAGACTTAAGAAGCTTAACATCACCAGAAACATCTTGCATCGCCATCTTATACTCAGGGCTTGCTGACTTTAAGATATCGTCCAAAGAGTAACGGATATTTTTCTGAGCATTAGTTAAAAGCTTATCAAAGTCAGCGGCACCAGCGTTGAACTTACCAGATAGCGTCTGGTCTAGCTCCTGGATTATCTTCTTTACTTGAGCACCATTAAGATTGTCACCATACTGAGATAGCCAGTCTGAGGTCTCCTTAATCCAAGCGCCAACAGATTTCTTAGCTGTCGTAACCCCTTCTCCATACTCCTTTGCAAGTTTACCCCAGGCATCTTGAATTTCAGATGTTTTAAAGTTAAGGTCAGAAACCAAATCGAATGATGCATTTGATTTTGCAATCATCGACTCTCTTAATCTTTGAGAGTTATCGACAAGCTTCTCAGCTACTGTCTTTAGTTTGTTTCTAGATGATTCCTCATAAGATAATTCATAATTATCAAACTCATCCTTAGCAGACCTTAAAAGCTCCTCCTCTTTTTCAATACCTAATCCACGAGCTTTTTTTTCTGACTTAGCAAAGTCCTTAAACTCCTTCACTGCCTGATCGTACTTCATCTCACCTTTTTTGTATGAGTCATGAATCTCAGATAGTTTGAAGTGAAGATCGTCTTTGATGTCTGCTAGTGGAGATGCTGCATCGACAGAAGGCTTGTACTTGATGAAGTCGTCAATAGTCTCTGGACTAACTCCGTAGTAGGCAGCCATCATTTTTTTGGCACCAACACCAACTTTTTCACGAGCGGTCATGAATGTCTTTTCAAGATAAGGCGCAGTTGCCTCTAAAAAACCAACACCACCACCAATGGCTCCTCCCAATAAGGCAGCAGGACCGACATTAGCCATCAAAGTTTCGGCGTTTAACTCAGCGTCGCCGAGGGCAGCCTCAGAAACGGTGTGAGCTGCCCCATAAATAGCACCTTCAACAGCACTTCCAGCCATCTTAGGGATCGCTTTTTGAATAGCTTTCCCAGCAAAGGTCTTAGCCTCCTGGCCAACTAATCCTTGAACACTTCTTTCAAATAACTGCCCTGCCTTAGTTGTAAGCATTACTGGCGTTGCTTTAGCTAATCCCCTAACCGCAGGAGCACCGGCAGCGGCACCGCCAGACAATAACATTGGAGCAACGGTCCCAACGATCTCTCCTGTGGCCGCTATCCCTGGATTAACCTCTTCCCTGGCCTTCAATTGATCTTTATCGGCCCCAAGAGATACGAGAACAGGATCACTAAGTCCAAAGCTTAATCCTCTAGCCACAGCCTCAAGGCCGGCCTTTAGCTGCTCTGGAGTCTCAGAGTATTTTTCCTCTACAAACCTTTTAGCCTGCATCTCTGGAGTGTCAAACTTCCAGCCGTCATTAAGAGCACGGTTAAAATTCTGAGGCTCAATATAGACCTTTTTCCCAGAGCTATCGATCATTGGGATTGAGTCTTTTGTATTAAAAGTTAAGTGACCTTTTTGGAAAAGGTTAGGCAATTCAGTTGAGGAAACATCAACAGGCCTATGGTTTATGTCATAGGCCTGAACATGGTCTGGAGTGAACCCTTCTAATAATTTTGACCCCTCATTGTTCTTTGGATCTGCCATTATTTTCCTTTAGTTGGCGTTCTGCTATAACCGACCAAGCCAGAGCTAAAACGATCATCCTTCAATTGCTGCATTGTTTCTTTAAAGGTTTGCAGCTGGGCTTGTGCTTTACTAGAAAAAATAGATGTTGGATCACCGGTCATTTCCGTCAGCATTCTCTCTGCCTGCTCATCAAGTGTTCCCATTTTAAAGGCAGCCCTTCCCATGTTCTTTACCGCAGCAATTTTAGATAAAATCTGGCCCCTAGATTGAGTGGCAAACTTCTTATCGAGAACACCTTTTTTACTCATGTCTAAAACATCATCAAGTAGTTGGTTTACAGAATGTGTAGACGCTGCGATCTCTCTAAGATCGGTCGCATCCTTCTCGTTAATCGCAACACCGTATTCTTTATCATTCAACGGGACTAGTTTTTCTCTCATATTCTCCGGCAGAGCAGCGTACCACTCTTTAGGAAGAATGCCGTCCTGAGATACTTTTTGAGTTATTGATTTTTGCATGACTTGCTGCTGCATCTGCTGCTGTAGCATCTGTTTTTGTACCTGTATCTGACCAAGAGCTTGTTTACCGCGAGCTTCAGCCATAGTTCCCTGAACTCCAGCAAGATCTTTGTTTAAACGCATTTCAATATTATCCAGGGCAATCTTTCTATACGCTGTTTCAGCGCTATGCAGATCACCTAGCTGAGCGCGAAGCTGGCCGATAGTATTTCCTTGAAGTTGAATTGATGATCCTTTTTTAGATAAGTCTGCTTTCTGAGCATCGATATCTCGATCAATAGCTTGATTCATCATATCTAAGGCAACGTTTCTACCAGTTCCCTGAAGAGCACCACCAAGACCGCCTAAAATAAGAGCAATTGAAGCTTGGATTTTTCCGCCAGTAGTTTGGTTTTTATAGATCCTGTTTGGATCAACTGCAGACGCTTTATTATAAGAGTCAGTAAGTTGGTTAAGTTTTGAATATTCAGATGATAAATTATCGTTAATCTCTTGTTGTTTTTCTATGTACGCAGCATCTCTAGCCTGATTCGCATCAAGCATCTCTTTATAGGCATTTTGATGCGCTAATGCGGCATCAGTTTCAGCCTTAGTCTGCTGCTTAATTCCAGACTCCATCATGCCATAAGGATTTTTCATTAATCCAGGAGTATTCATAGCAGAAGGAATCATCGCTGGAGCGTTCCCAACGAAATGATCTCCTGCTTCTACGTTAGGCTTAACTGCTTGGCTTGATATATCAACAGAAGGACCAACACCAGACTTTTCATTTTCCTTAGCCGCCAAGTATTCCTGGCGATCCATACCCTCATAAGGATCTCGCTGCCTGGCGCCTTGATCCCATAGAGTCTCCAAAGGATTTGTGCTTTGTAATTGCTCATATTCAGGGGTTTCCGTTAATTTTTGTAAACCATTATTCTGGATGGCTTGCACTGGTTGCTGCTGACTAATCCCAGGAACAGATTGAATACTCTGTAAAAAGTTAGGATCAAGTTGTCTAGGATCAGACTGAATAACCTCACCACCAGGGGTTAGAAAGTTAAAAGCCTGACCACTATTTCCTAAATATGCTGCCATTCCATGGCCTCCATTTTATTAAAAACTAAGCTCCAACAATGCTTGGGTCATAAGTACCCATCGGCGCAGCTTGCCATTGTGATTGCGTTGGTTGCTGCGGTTGTTTCGAGCCAAATCCCTGCATAGCTATCCCTGATCCAGCACTTAAAAGACCACCATAAACCTGATTTCTCAATGCTGTCTCTGCTGCTGAGTTCTGCGCCTGAAGTCCTTTTGCATATAACTGAGCTTGAAGTTGAGCCTGATATTTATCAAGTCCTAACATCTCATATTGCTTAGCTAAGTCTTGAAGCTGCATTTCATATTGTCTTTGCTGAACAGTTTGATTAGTCATCCCGGAAATAGCTCCTGTTTGAGCCTGAATTTGCTCTTGAGCCGCTAACGGTTGTGTCTGGCCAATCATCTCTTGATTCTGCTGAGCCAATTGTTGTCCAGCCATCCTTTGTGAAGCCCCAACTCCCCCGCCATGCTGACTTCTAAGCATAGCTTGTTGTTGGTTAGCATTAATAGCCATCTGAGCTTGAGACATCTTCTGAGCTTGGCTTAACTGAGGATTCTGAGCCATTGAATATAAATTACCAATGCCGTTTCCAGCAAAACCCTGACCAGAAGTAAGATCTACATTCCCTGCTGCTGCTTCGTTGGCCTGACGTTGCCCTGTAAATCGTTTAGAGGCGTCTGCTGCCCCTCCAGGCATAACAAGGTTGAATTCATCATAGTTCTTTGGACCCATGCCAGTGGCGATCCTGACGCTTTCTGGAAGCTCTGAAAGAGTCCTCATGTAAGCATCCCAGCCAGTCTGAGAATCATTGATAGTTCCAGCGTGATGCTGCATTTCTTTTCCTATGTTACCGCCAACACGATTGCCTAGCCAATCCCAACCCTGTCCGGCCAACTGCTGAGGAGCCCTTTGCCCAGCTCCAAGATCTGATCTATTCCAATCTTCATCAGTTGAACCCTGAGGACGACCGGTAACAGTATCGATGAATCCACCAAAAACTCCTGCCATATTAAGACCCTCCTCCAGCAATGCCCTGACCTATCGCGCCGCCAACGGTCCCGCCAGCCACAGCACCACCAGGACCTCCGTAAATACCACCAACAATTGCGCCGCCAGCACTAAACAACCCACCAAGTAATCCTGCATTTTGAGCGTTATCCTGCCTTTGTTTGGCAGCCTTCAATCCCTGCATCTGTTGTTGAGCTAGTAGCCATGATTTCTCTTGGTCCCAGCCCATCATTTCATATTGTTGAGCTATCTTTTGAAGATTTAAAGCATAATTCTGCTGCATCTGTTGTTGAGCCTGACCAGCCTGGATCAATTGGCTATTAGCACCCATAACCTCTTGTCCACGCATCGCTTGTGCCTGCTGAAGAGCCCCAGCGTTTTGCTGAGATAATATCTGATTGCCTAGATGCTGAGCAAGTAGTGGGTTTTTCATTGCGTGCTGCTGCCCAATAGCGCCTGACAAGTTTCTCTCCTGTTGTGCTCTTAAGGCCAATTCTGCAGGACTAACTCCTTGGCCCATTGCCCTCTGCTGAAGAGCTCCCATGAGTTCATTTTGCTGCCCTTGTATTGGTAAGACATTTTGCGATGCTAGACCAGCGTCTCTGATTAATGTATTGGATCGATTAACCCATCTTTCCTCAGGAACCTCATCAACCGGCATTGTTGAAACTCTTCCGGTATCAATAGGAGCCTTAGTCCCAGAGATATTACCCTTCCCAGGTTGAGATGTAGATATTGGTCCTCCAGCTGGAGTCTTGGACCTAAGAGCGTTTAGTTTTTCAATATCTTCTTTAAGACCCACAAAACCCTCCTATAAAGACTTACTATTTCTAAGCTTATTCAGACCCTTCTTAATTCCAACCTCAAGGCTTAAATCACTAATAGAATAAGACTGTGATAAATCCCCAGGAGACTGATCCTCTAATACAAACCTAATAGCCTGACATTTTTGACGGGCAAGATGGATGCTGAATTGGTAAACACCGTTATCAGAACCACCATACAAAGACTCGTCCCCATAGTCTCCAGAGTCGCCATAGGCAGTATTTACCACCACATTAGAAGCCTCAAAGCTATAGTTGTTCCGTTCAAACTCTTCATAGTCGTAATAGACACCAACTCTTAAGTAGTGAGTTGATAGGTAATCACCCAGAAGATAAACTCTTTGCACTCTTTGATACCCCTGCAAGCCATTAAGCTTAATCCAAGCAGTGCCTATCTTAAGTTTATAAGATTCAAGGCTATCTTTAAACGAAGACTCATTCTGGTAATAAACTGCGAACCCATCGGCTCGCATGTAAGTATAGATACCCTTCCATACACAAGCGTCGATAGCCTCGTGATTGGTGAATACTGACCACTTCTTCCAGAAATAGTCATAGACCACGCACTCGCCATCTTGATGAATGAACCTTATTTGGTTCTTATCCTGGAGAAGGTCCCCAGAAACAACTGTCAGATCGTTATAATCCTCAACCCTAGCGCCAATATACTCAACACTTAGAGAGCGGTTGATTAGGTAAAATCCTTTGTATGATTTAAACATCACACCATCTGGAGTAAGAACAACACTGTTAGGATAAGGGCAGCCAACGTCAGAAGATACCAACTCAAAGTTTCCAAATGTTCCACCCTGGCCAAGATCGTTAGGTGTTTCCCCAGCCCCTGCGAAAATAAGACTATCTTTAAAAACAAGGAGCTTATCATCCATATACTTAACAGCTTTTATAGGACCACCAAGAGCATTTAACGTTGTCTTAAAAGACTCGTTAAAAGATACACTTACCCCGTCTGTCACTTTCTTTGAATACCAAAGGTCCAGATCATTCTCTAGACCAGCCAGAATAAGAACGTCTTTATAGCTCTCGATAATCCTTGCTGAAGGGATTGTGGCGTTATCGAGAACGTTCCCAGTGGTATATAATATCTGATTAGCAACGTAACTTGTTAGGTTCGTAGTTATGGAAGACGTTATGTAGTCGGTAGTTGTGCTAGTTGCTGTCGTGCTCACCCTATAGGGGATTGTACCATTAGCTTGAGTGCAATAAATAACAGCATTCCCACCATGAATAGTGTAGTGAAGATTCTTAATTGAAATATCAATCTTATGGGTATTGCTCGTTGGCACGACAACTGACTGAGGAGTTCCTGGGCTTGACCGGTGGACGTTTCCCTTATTATCGATCCACTCCCAGATAACGTAGACCAAGTAAGTACCTGACTGAACAGCTGAAGCAGTAACCGTTGGTACGGCTGTGTATTCTGGGTAATGAAGGAAACCGTTCTCGTAAACACCAACGCCATCGTACAACTGAGAAATACCACCAGAGATCTGAAGCACTCCGCCAACCTCTTTAGTATAGAAGTTTTCATCAGGATCTAGGTCACAGGTTATTAGGTCCGTCACGTACGCATTGGAAGATCCAACCTGAGGAGCGAGATCAGTAATTTCTCTTGAAACAAAATAAATAGTGTCGCCGTCTAAAACCCATGGGCACGGTTTATCCGTCCTTGGAGCCGCCGTGCCCACGAGAAAGTGACTCACAATACGGCCATCCTCATCAACCATATAGATCGTTGGCTGGACTGAAGAGTTAAGGCTTAGCAAGGTAAAGTGCTTAGCCTGAGAGGTCCAATAAATTGGATTACCCACTATCTTGGCGTTAATTAGAAAGTCTGCTGCCGCCGAAGCAACGGCTCCAGAAGAGTTAATCCTGGCCTTCCTGATATGATCAAGAGCAGATCCCCCTGCATTCTTTAAATAGTAAACGCTAACAGTTCCGTATGAGTCATCAGATGCATGATAACCTACCGCTGTAGTTCCTATCCCTGCCTCAATTGCCGTGGCCGTAGCAACTGCGGTGAAGTTATCATTGTAAGTGCTTACTTTTAAATCATTGGCTGCATTCGTATAGAACACGAAAAACTTATTTAAAGAAGAGACGTAAACGTTCCCGGTATTAATGGTTGCAGCCGCCACGGTGATCGGTGATGGGTTACCATTCGCGGGAGATCCCGGAGCCATATCTTGAGTTATATAAGCTAGCTTAAGATTGAAAGATGTATCGATATAACTGATGACCATCTTTGTACCGTAGACATTAACAGTAAATGAGTTGGCCAAAGCCCTAACGTCAGAGAATGGCGTTGCTGTGGTTTCAATCGTAGGAGTATTCTTTGATCTCCTATAAACCTTAAGGGAACTTGCATCGTTAACAAATAAATATATGTATTCCCCGCAAGAGACCGCTTGAGAACTGTAATCTGTTGTTTTTGTACCACTATCAATAATGGCTTTAGTGTCCTTATCGATAAAGAAGTAGTCAGCAGAGGTGCCATTGAACCCAGTAATTAATCCTACCTTGTCATTTAGAGCGAAGGAGTCATACGCAGAGTTTCGAAATCCATTAGATACTATAGAATAAACGTTATTCTTTACGCTCTGGGCTTTGCCTTTATTAATCCATGAACCGTTTTGAGAGTTTAATGTGAAAACTGACCCAGATCCGAAAGATATCAGTTCATCCCTAAATGAGGACAACCCCTGACCTAATGAAGCAGGAGCATCGTATTCATCGTATCCTGGACGCTTTTGAATCTTATTTCTTTTCTGGAAAGTGCCATTTTCAAGCAGAAGTAAGTCACCAGGCGCAACGTGTTTAGAGTCCGACTTGGTGTCGAGAGATCCTGCAAAAGGTATATCTATCGTCTGCTTTTCTAAAGGCATTAGATAAAGATCTCCTCAGCGAAAATATAAAACTGGTTTAGCTCTGCGTTTGATGTGTTTGCGCTCTGACATGCAAACTCTAGGATATAAAAATTAACACCTACCGTTGGTGATGGATCGATAAAACCAAACCCAGAACAAGGGAAGTAGTTATCAATGCTTAGAGCAGCTGCCGTTGTTCCCCTTTGAGCGTAGATAGACATATTGGCGACATTCGTGCCGTTTCTTTTATATAATAAATTTATTCCAGTTAGAATTTGAGTTGCTGTTGATATACCGGCAATCCTTATATAAGAAGTAGCTGTATCAGCTGCACGGTAATCCACCTTTATTCTTCCACCAGTAGATTCAATGGCTACTAAATACTGAGTTGCAACAACGCTTGTTGTTGAGGTGTTATTTTGTCCAGTAGGTAATCCCATGAACTTCTTACCAGCAGTCGTAACCTTCTGAACATAATGAGTTCCAGACTGAGATCCTGTCGTATTGATTGATGCACCGCCAGATGTTGCAGACAATTCAAAGGTATTAGCTGTTACGTTCCTAGCAAAGTATTTGGTGTAGTTTACAATGCCTGTTGGCAGGGCGCCGGTAGAGTACAGAACCACAGGATCATTCGTTGAATATCCGTGAGCTGTAGCTGTCACAACACCAGGGGTAGCTATAGTTACTGTGAACGTTCTTCCTAAAGAAGTTTCGTAAACAGGCAATGTGTGCTTAGCATAGCTAACCCCAAGGTCTTTAACTCTAAATGATCCTGAGCTATTCTCTAAGGTAGTTCCATCGAAATCACCAAAGCTAAGTGCTCCGGCAGAAGAAACCTGAGGTATTTTTGTACTAGCTGGCAACGCTGTTGGAAGGGTTAAGCTATAGCTTGCGGCTAGGCTGGCTGGAGACTTAAGAGTAATTGTCTGAGGAGAGGCAATCGTCTCGCCAAGGATAATATCTCCAAAAGCCATCTTCGCTGGAGTGTTGGCAGCCTGATTAAATGTGAAAGTCTTAATTGAATCTGTATAAACAACAGAGGCATTAATTCCAGGACCACCGTAATCACCGCCAATAGTACCAGTTCCGGCAATATTAATGCCTGTCCCAGAGGTAAGTTTAATGGCAATACCAGAACCGTTGTTATAGTAAAGATCCCCATTAACCGAGTAGATGGATCTCAGATCAGATGTTGTAACGCTCTCAGAGGTGTAGTTAGAACCCTTTAGAGAGGTGATCTTGTATGAGTTAAATGATAGGTTCCCATCAATCCCAATGCCTCCGGAAGGAACTTGTTTGCCCTTACCAGAGCTATGGTCATGCTCGTCAATTGATGTTAATGCTGTGTTTAGGTTACTTGCCCAAGTTGGCCCAATAGTTACCGAGACGCTAGGAAGAACTAAACCCATGAACGTTGTAGACATATTAACCCACCCACACCGATACGGTGCAATTAGCAGTACATTTCAAAGTTAAGATCTTGTCAGGAAAAGTCTGAGTTGGTGCCTCATAAATAACAGAGTTCTCGTTATTACGAAGTATTAACCAATACCTAAAGGTTCGTCCTAGGCCATGGAATATCTGATTATCGCTGGCAGACAGCAGAGGAACGTTTTCAACCACCACTCCGTTAATGAATGGTACGTCACCGAGACCATTCAGAGCTGAAGAAACGGCATCTTGAACCCTTGATAGTTCATAGTCTTTAACGGTGATCTTACTGTAGTTACCGATCATGAGATGTTCCCGAAAGACCAGAACTCCCATGGCATTTGGCGGGAAACATCGCCTATCTTAGATGGTGATCCGTAATCCCTCATCAGCTTCATTTCATCAAGACGTCGCTCAATCATCGCCTGGTCCTGCCTAAGTGCTGATGAATCTGATTCTTCCTTATCGAGCATCTTTATCGCTGTATTTAAAATAACCCACTCTTCAAAACCATTGATTCCATCAAAAGTATCTGTGTCGGCAGACAAGTTTGTAGCAGAAGGAGCGTAGTATATCCTGACAGTGGCAGCTCCACTTGGCACCGGAACGAACTTTAAGTTGTTACCCTGAATCATATACCTTAAATAACTAAGCCCTACGACGTTCCACGTTGGAGTATATAGAAAGCTATTTCTTTGCTCGAACTGAAAAGGCTTTAAGGTTACTGCGTTCCCAAGAGAGTCCATAACCATATCGACACCAAGAAGCTTATAAAAATCGCTTGGTAAAGTATAGGAACTGGTATTTGCAACAACAGGGATATCAGACGATGAAAAGTAATAGAATTCTCCGGCATTAAGAAGCTTGTCATAAAGCCCCTTTATAGAGGAATTGATATACGATGTTAGCTCATCGTCTGAAATGAATGTTGAGTTCTCCATGTCAGATCTTTGACGAGCTTGAGTTTTCATCTCTAAAAGAGTTACGGTTGAAGCCATTAACCCCCCTAGGGCTTAGTAATTATCTTCTTTAGGACAGTTGTCGCAGATCTCCCAGAAAGACTTAAGAGACGACTTTAATGCAAGCAAGTCATTCGCCTCAACTGCCTTCATGATATCGTTAGCAGCGTAGGTTAGCGACTCTTCTAAATCTTCCTCTGGCTTTGATTCAGACTCAGAAGATTCAGATTCTAAAGGACCGAGCGCTTTAGACACTACGATCCCCGCCAGTTTCTTCTTATCTCCACCCATGATAATCATTCAGACCACCTTAGAGAGTTGAGTTTTTCAAGATCAAGGTAATGTAAAGCTTGGTAGTTGTTGCTGGCTCAGTAGCTACAGCAGCAGCCAAAAGTTTAACGCCAATCGTTTTAGAAGATAAAGCCACGTTGTTTAGTTGTGGAACCAAATCAACAGCAGTACCAGCTTCAAAAGTAACGGTAGCGCCAAGCAATGAAGGCCATACGTCTTCTAAAGTAATGGTGTAGTCTCCAGCGCCATTTCTAGCCACTGATAAACCCTTACCAACTTGAGAAGAGATTGAGGCAACACCAAAAGTTACAACCTTAGAAATAATCGAAACACCCTTTTCAAGATGTCCTGCGATTGGTTTTAAATTTCTATTAGCCATGTATTCTCCCTTAAAGAAAAGGGCATGGCAAAGCCACACCCTTTAAGCATTATTATTAAGCTAATTTACCGACGCCTGACCAGCCTGGAGCTGAGCAACCCATCTGCAGATATGCACCAACACGAACCTCTACGCTGTCCTCAGAAGACACTCGCAAGAACTTCATGCCGTCGCTATCCAAAAGCTTAGGAGCAGAGCCAAGAGAAGCAAGCTGCCAAGTATCCAATTGCAGCATGTAAGTCTTGTCTACTGGACAGTTTTGGTCAGGGATAACAGTGATTGGTCCTTTTTGACCATGAATCTTAATCCCTTCGAAGCCAACTACGCCTTCAGCATCTTTGCTGGTTTGGTAGATGACCTTTGAACCTAAAGCTTTTTCCAAATTGGAAAAGTTCTGGAAGTTCATGAAGTCATGGGTAGGAGTTCCACCCTCTCGACCGATAACCATCGCCAAATCAACCAGACCTTCCTCGATAGGAAGAGCGGAGATATCTTTGCGGTTACCACCAAGACGTACTGTGTCAGAAGTTCTATCAACACCAAAGAATGCTGTAGCGCCAGGTGCAGTAACAGGAATCCAGGCAGCTAGACCAGAGATCTTCTTGTCCAAGTCACCTGCCACTAGCAAGTAATCATTGTTCACGAAGCCAGTAATGGCTGCAGCAGAGGCTAGTGTTACAGTTCCAGCAGATCGGTCAAGAGCAGTGATGGTTGTTGAACCAGCACGCAAAGTAGATGTTCCGTCATGCGCCTGAACAGTCATACCAACCTCAAAGTTAGTGATGTCATCAGCTTGTGACAAAGTAACTGTATTGGTAGAGATTGAAAGTCGGCGTCCAATGAACCCGCGTCCATCACCATACATCGCAATCGCAATTGATCGAGAGATAGCTTGGAAAGCACCGTCGATCTCTGTTGTGGCTGCACGCATGAAAGAATCAGAGTCACTCATAGAAGCCTCTAAGGTCTCATTAGCGATATTAGCCAAGGAGTAATCTTGCACACGAGTCAGTGTGAAAGCTTTGATTTGGCTGTTAGTTTTCTGAGCCAAAGCATTAGAGAATGTTGCAGCACGACCTTGAGGATTACCGTAAATCAAAGGGAACGGCATATTCAATCCGCCGAACTTCTCGTATTTAGGGCAAAGAGCGTAAAAAGGGTTATTTTTGTATACCAGATTTTTAACCACAAGCGCTTGGTAGTGTTGCTTTAGCGCTGCGGCAAAGGTTGTCATATCCAAAGCCATGATGATCTCCCAAAATTATTGTAAAGAGTTTAAGTAAAAACACTCTCGATATATCTTGGTGAGAACTCATGGCATTTATCTGATATGCCTATATTTAGTGATGGTATTCTTAAATAAGATTAAAAATCAAGGCTAGAGTTTAACCTAGCCTTAAATCTTGTGTTAGCTATCAAACTTAAGAAGTTTTGCTGCCGCTGCAATTGATTCTTCCCTGCTCCACGGTTTCACAGAGTCCTGTGTAGACGTCGGCGCTGGCTGCTGTGAAGATATCGTTTTTAGTGGCGATTCTTGCCTAAAGAATGATGGCTTGGTTTCTGTTTGTTCCACGGGGAACATTTTTCCATGCAGTGTTTTAAGCTTATTAACCTTCGAGTACCTTTTAAAATACTCTTCTTCTAGCTGCTTCTCTACTAGATCGGCTGCCTCAAATGTCTTAAGGACCTTCCCTAGACCATCCTTCTTCTTTGACTGCTCATAGTATGCGTTAATAACCTCATAGACCAAAGTCTCTGGCTCATCCTGAGCTGATAAGAATTGAAACTTACTCTCTGCTTCTTTAAAGTCATCAGCCAACTCTGTCTTGATCTGCGACTTGAAGTTGTTAATCAATGTCTCATTGTGCTGAGATGCCATCTCTTGCTGCTGCTTGAACTTCTCCTCTTCCATCATCTTGATCTTAGATTCAAACTTCTCTTCTAAAGTTCTTGCTTGTTTTTCAAGCAATGATTCCATGGTTGGTTTTTCATCATTCAACAGATACTTGGTGTAATCGTTGTAATCAAATCCTTGAGCTTTTAGCGTATTCCAATCTTTATTAGCAATAGCATCGGCAATGGCTGCCTTCTTTTCTAATTCTGATTTGCTTGATTCCCAGCTTTTCTTTTCATTCTCCCAGCTCTGTTTAGCCTCGAGAATCTGTCGCTCTCTTTTGGTTAGAAGAGCTAGCTTCTTTGTGGTGTCTACATCCATTTCTTGAGGTGGGGATGGCGGGACGACTTCTGGTGTAGTTGGTTGTGGTTGCTGCGCTTCTGTTGCTAATGGCGCAGGTACAGCGATAGCTGGTTCTGTAGCTTCTGACATAGATCCTCCGTAATAATTATCCCTAAGCTCCATGCTCAGGGTTTTTTAAATCCAAATTAAATTAGTCTCTGGCTTAGTTCCCCATGTATTAGGAGCCCTCTCTGTACCGATCCACCACTTAACCATGTTCCCATTATCAAGCTTAACTTCATAGAATCTCTTCTGAAGTAGTCCGTTCTTAACGTCCCTAGTTAAAGCCTTAGATGCCTTAAGCTGCCCCTCTAGTGTTTTCCCGTACTGTGGATTAAGAGTGAAGGGCATTCCTTTAGTCCAGGCATGGTAGTGCTTATCGAAGGTCATCATGACATTTAGAAAGTAAACACGACCAGACTCTCCTGGATCTGTTGGCGATATAGAATCCTGCCATGCCATAATTACATACCTCCCTGCATCGGCATCAATTCACTGGTTGGCGCTGCTTCTGGATTAGCTGGCATTGCCTGACCACCAGGAATCTGCTGAGGAGCTGCAGCCTGCATGGTCTTTTGAACCATGATGTTACACTCCTCCATCCACCTTCTTAAAAGCTCCAACCGGTCCTCAGGGACAGAGTTAGCTTTTGCCCATAGATAAGCTGATTGGAACATTTTAATGCCAAGCTGAAGGTTCTGGAACGGCTCAGGGCTATGATACTCGCCATGCTCAATGATAAGCTCAATTTGTCTTTGGATATCCTCATAGGCTGCATTGGCAAACTTGGTAAAGCTTTTAATGTCTGGGAAGTCTAGAAGCCTTAGTGCTGCGTCTTTTTCGATGAACCCAGCCTGGGCAAGTTCTGTGACATCATCAAGCTTCCCTGAAGGGGTTTTACTAAAGAATGATGTTGGGTACAGCTGCATCATGAAAGAGTCTTGGTCCATCTTAACCTCAGACCACTTAATTCTTTCAAGCTTGTCGTTGTCTTTAACCAGTATATCTAGCCCTTCCCCTTCTTCAGCGATCTCTTTAGCTAGGTCAATAAAGTGACGGGCTATCTCCAAATGAAAATTCTCCCATTCCATACCAATTAAGATAAAACGCTCAGACTCAATATTATTGTATTCTCTAAGAGCCTTCCCAGAGTTTAGCCCTGCAGGTTTAGTGCTTTGGGCAGACAACTGAGAGATCCCGGCAATCTCATATGCTTTTCTGTAAAGGTTTTCTAGGTGGGCAAACCACTCCTGAGGAACGGCCTCCGGTTTCCAGACAGTTGGCATGGTTCCCTGAAACCACATCAATCGACCAATCTCGTTATTTACTTGGGTTTTAATGACCTTTGAACCCATCTCCAGAGCGATCCCTGGCTTAAATAGGTGCATGGTTATTGAGATGTCTCTCAACACTTTATTGATAGCTATCTGAAGCTCGGTTAACTGCTCAGACAACCCCTGTCCCATATAACCCTGAAGCCTTTTCGACCAATCAAGTTTAATGTTTGGGAAATAGTTCTTTTTGTACTCTTCATCAACCAGCGTGCAGTTCTCAACGCAAAGGACGTGCCTACCATCTTTCGACTCTTCATTAGCAGGAAGATGCCATGCTTCAACCACAGCAATATGAGTGCTTAATGACTTGTGCTTAGGCATAAAGGTATCTGCTACTGCTGCATTTTTAATCTGGTTCTTAAACTTAGGCCATAGCTTCATGGCGTATTCTCTAGGATAGAACTTTACCTGATACTGACTTCTTGGATATCCGTCCTTGCCCTCATTCTCGTCAACCAAGACCTCACCAGGATAAACCTTATCTACATAGATCTTATTGCCAACCCGATAAGGCTTGATGAATCCAGATCCGAAGACAGTACAATCTCTAAAGACCATAGGAGTCTTCTCGTACACCTTGGTCTGGTAGAACATCCCGTCGATGAACTTAGTTAGCTTTTCTGCCTTCTTCTGAATAGACCAGTTGCCACCTTCAGTTAAGAACATAGGTCTAGGTTTATTCTTAGCGATCTTTTGGGTAACCGTATCGCACATTGATTGAACGATGTTTAAACCAACCCGATCTAGGCTTTGGTTACCAATCATCCCTTGGCTGTAGCTTTGAGATGCCATCCCAAGAACGTTAAGGTTCCCATATAGTCGTTGGTTCCTTACATGGTTCTCGTAAATACCCGATTGATTTGTCTTTAGAAACTTAACTACAGAGAAAATAGACTCATGCGCTTTGTTCTCTTCTTCTTCCCACCAATATGCTTTGATTTCATCCATGATACCCCCAGGTTATCTTGCAGAATAGTATAGTAGCTCTTCGTTTTCCTTGGCGATTTGCTTTTGAGTTTCCTCAAGAATCTCCATCCGAAGCTCTTCTTTAATCATCGATCTGATCTCTTCATCTCCTGATTCTTTGTCTTGAAAAGCAGCAGGATGAAGTTCTATTTCTAATCCTTCAAACTTAACTTTAAGTAGCTTATTGAACTTGGCGAACGATACGACCTCTTCAAGGTCACTGATCCTAGACTTCTTTGTCTTCGGCGGTTTCTTATCCATAGATCCCCCATTTATTATTAAAAATAATACTGACTCTTTTTTCTAATCATAGCAAAGGTCAAATGACCTCCTGGTTCTGCCTGTTATTGAAATCTTCCATCTCTCTCTCAAGCATCACCTTGGCCTCATGATCAAACCACTCCTTAGTACCAACCTCAGGCATTCTTTCCTTCACCTCTCCCAAGAAGTGCTTGCATTCTCTCCATGAGTACAGCGCAGCGTCACATAAATCATTAGCTGTTCTATCGTCTTCTTTGCCTGGTCTATCTGGGTCCCACTGATGGGCTTTCATTTCGGTGGCTAACATGGATTCTTTTCTTATCTTCCATACTCCTGACAAGAGATCTCCGTTCGCCATTTCTATGTATGCTGCTTTTTTAGACTTTTCAGCTGGATGAATTTGCAGACCGTATCTTCGATTGAACTCTTCGCAGATAGCCTTACCAAGACCTCCGTAATCAGCCACGGTTCTGACTGGAGTATATCTGTCCTGTACTTCTTTGATCTTGGCAGCCATTTGTTCAGGTATTAGTCCTGACCTTTTGAACTCGTATTCGGTCCAGATCTGCCTAGAATCAAAAGAGAAGCAATTAACGACAATAGCAAAGGCATCGTCAAAACCCAAGTCAACGCCGATGACATACTGCTGATCGCTGACACTAATGTTATCAAAGTTATTTCGAGAATCGTTGTACTTATAAACAAGACTAGACTCATCGAATGTCCATTCACCGCACCACTCCCTGAGATATATAGGATGATCCAAGCTCCATTGCTTTCTCGTCCGATAATCCTCTAACCATGTTTTAGCATGGGGTATGAAAGGGTTGTCGAGAAGAGTCCACTTATGGACTGCCCAACCAGACTCTTGTCCTGTTGTTACCTTATAGAAAAGGCTGTCAGGGGTTGGGTTAGCTGAAGGAGTTCCAATTAAATCTAGGTTACCGTTACAATCGATGAGCGTAGGTTCCAATACTTCTTCTATTAAATAGTTAACATGAGCCCTAAAGCTTGCCACCTCATCTAGGACTGCTCTTTTAAGCTTTAGACCTCTAAGCTTTTCCGCTTCGTCTTCTGTATTAGCGCCAGTGATGTAAAGGGTATTCTCAGTGTCGATAGATTGAATTGAAAGGTCAGTCCTATTGAATTCAAGCCTTAGCTTGTGCTTCTTGTTTAGCTTCTCTATTTGGTTAAACAGGATCTTTTTAGAAGTTGCCCTGGTGAGTCCGATATATGCGCAGTCGCCTTCGATGGGGTTTCTGATGTCTCTGCAGAGGTCGAGAGCGATTCCAATAGTCTTTCCCGATCTTCTTGAGCAGAGCGCCGCTTTTCTCTTCGTTTTATCTTCAATGAAGTTTCTCTGTGCTGGAAATAAGAGTAGAGGAAAGTTCTGCTCAAACTTTTGCCTCTCTTCTAGTAACTTCACTAAAGCTCTTAGTTCTTCTTCTTGTGTCATTCATTCTTATTTAACAAGAGCCCTGGCTCTTTCCTTAAGCTCTTCCGTGGTCATTTTATCAGCAGCGTCCTGATGGAATGTAATGTCGCTCTTCTCTTCCCTTTTATCAGACTGGTCTAGGTGTTGTTTACCTAACCAAATCAGCATTCCAACATTGCCGGTCATAGCAACTTCGTATTGCTTCCTTCTCAGGCTTACTTTTCCAGTGGAGCTCTTTTGTTTATATATCTCCGCAAAAGTTATGCCATAGGTGTCTTTACACCATCGACCAATCGTATCAACAGAGCACTCAAAGAATAACGAAATGTCCTCTTGGGTGCATAGAAGCCTGCAAAGATCTTCAAAGCGGCCTTGGCCTATATTTATTTTCGGCCTACCCATTTTCGCCATAAATATCCTTTGCCTGCTTTTTAAGATTTTCTTTGGCTGGTAGAGGTTGAAGGTTTTTTAAGCTCCAGCAATCCTGGAAAGATTTATCTCCAAAAGATTTAAACTTAAACATTGATTTTGGTTTTTTATGGTCGATGTGATGGGTTCCTAGATTTTCCCAGTCAAAACCAAGACTATCTAGGTGATTAATTAGTTCGTCCATCGAAAAAGGTAACAATGATAGAATATCTAAATTCTGCATTATATGGTCTGCAACTTGCGATCTTATTCTGGACCTTAAGTTATTCCTTGTTTTGCTTGGAACAAAAATCCAGTCTTTCAATCTGACAACTGGAAGATTAGATGCGGCCGCAGCTTTCTCAAAGTTATCTTTCATCCCCAAATAATAACAAACATCCCAAATGTCCTCGTTGGTTTTTGATAGACGAATAAAATTCTTAAGAATGCTTTTAGGTCTAGCCACTTAGTCCTCTAGCGGGGTCATGAATGGAATATTGGCAAGAGGTATCCAGATAGTTTTAATCCCTGGAGCTGCAAAAACCACCACCCCGTCCTTGGGGATGTAGGTTAATGATAGGTCTGCGATGCCTGCTTTTTCAACATCCCAATAGGCGCTAACTTTGCCTTTAATATTGAAGGCATCGTGTACTTTGATGTTTTTAAGTTGATAGGACGTTCCTGGCTCGCTGGTATCGACTGCTGACTTCTTCATATTTTTGCTCTCCGTAGCTCAAATAAGGGCAAAATAACATGCCCATTTCTTCTATCTTCTTTAACAGCCATCCTTCTTTGGTTGGCTTGTGAGTAAAGTAAATCTCATTTTTCTTTATTTGGGCAAGCATTTCTTTCGCTATGCCCATGTTTCGATAGAATGATTTAACGTAAGACCAGTGAAGAGCGGTGTCTTCTCCTGTCTTTTCAAAGACTAGGTAACCATGGATAAGGTTTGGATCTTCCTTTGCGCAGGCAATGATTGTTATTGCTCTTGAGAGAATGTCTCTAACTAGTTGGTTTTGATGCTTATTATATGTTTTGTATTCAACCCCACTGTGTTCTCTGAAGCTTTGAACCCAGGTGCTGATAATGAAGTTAAAGTCGTTAGTGGTGGCTGGCCTGATGTCGTAAGGGATCATTCTTGGTACCGATCTATCATGATAACTAGCTTGTTTGTATCAGACGGTATTCGTCTTGATCCATCGTGTGAGAACACCCAGATGTCATTTTCTATGATTCCAGCTTGTTGGAGGCAATCTTGTGGTAACTCGTAGAGGTTTGATAGGTCTGGAAGCTTAAGGCTCATGTTCCCTTGTTGGGTGAAGTAGTTCTTCATGTAGAACTCAAGGGTTAGATGTATGGGGTAATCTATGGCCTTAGTTATTTTAAAAAGCTCTTTGTATTCAGTAAGCTGCTTAATTATTTCATATTCTGCTGAGATGAGTCTTTGACTCTTCCCTGGGAACATTCTCCCGGTCTTTTTGTTTTTGAATATGCTTCTACCGTTCTTTTTAACAACGTGGCTTTCAACTTCAATTTCAAATCTCATATCAACAACTTTAAAGTTCACTCTTGCCTAAAGTCTATCGAGATAATGAACGCGAAACATTTATTTAGGAATTGCGTTCTTAATCGGTAAACAATTCCTAATAAATAAACTGGACTATGATAATTCTTACAATTACTTAAAATGTTGATGTGTTTGGAGCAAAGAACCGCGTGATTCTTATTATCTCAGACCTTCACGCCCCATATGGGCATTTAGACACCATTGCCTTTTTAAAGGCCATTAAAGAGAAGTATTCACCTGATAAGGTCATCTCTGTTGGTGATGAGATTGATGGCCATGCTATTAGCTTCCACGACTCTAATCCTGATTTGTTAAGCCCTGGTAAAGAGCTTGAGAAGGCTGTGGAGCACCTTAAGCCTATTATGGACATGTTTCCCAAGATGGACGTTATGGAGTCTAACCACGGGTCACTGGTGTACCGTAAGGGGGTAGCTAATGGGTTGCCTCGCGGTGTGTTTAGATCTTACCGGGAGATCTTAAGTGCTCCTAGGGGTTGGTCTTGGTACTCTCACCTAGTTACTAAGATGTCTAATGGATCAAATCTGTATACCTGCCACTCCAAGGGGTCTGATATTTTGCGTGTTTCTCAGGCAATGGGAATGAGTGTTGCTAGTGGTCATTTGCATGAGAAGTTTGAGGTAAGGTATTGGGGAAACTCTCTTGGTCTTTATTTTGGCATGAGTGTTGGATGTATGATCGATGACGACTCAGTTGCCTATGCCTACAACAAGATAAACTTAAAAAGACCGATTGTTGGTCATGGCTTGATAATTAACGGCATTCCTCAGTTACTTCCTATGGTTCTTAATTCTGATGGTCGATGGATAAAGGAGCTCCCATGAAATTAAGTATCTTTGGTAAAAAGGTGGTTGTTAAGAAAAGGAGGGGTCTCGCCTCTGTTGAGGGGTTTGATGGGCTGTTCTTTCCAGCTAACGATTTAATCGTGTTAGATGCAGACCTAAAAGGTAAGCAGTTAAACCATGTTCTTATTCATGAGATGATTCACTGTGTTATTAACCGAACTGGAATCCTTCAGGCTGGATTATCTGAAGGTCTAGAGGAGGTCTTGTGCGAGAACATCGCCACAGCTTTGGTCGAGAACTTCACTCTGAAGAAGTGCTATCGCTAGAATTATTAATTAATTTATATTACCGTTTAGATTCTGCTTTGGGCCTGACTTTATAGTCTTAACGGCCCTGTGGGGGTTTCGCCTAGCAGAGCGAATTAATCTTACCCCCACATCTTTCTTTTTAATCTACTAACTCCCAATGTGGCATATCTTGCATCTTCCAAGCGCCGCCCCATTTGATATTGATGTTTAACTGATCAGCTGTCTTCTGCACGACCTCTGCAAACTTTAAAAAATTAGATTTGTCGTCCCAATCAACAGGGTAAGGAACAACATCAATAGCTGTGCTTGGGATCTTGTTGTGCTTAGAATTTGGCCACTTAAGCTTACTAAATCCATGCCTTTCAGCCTCATCTTGATCTTTCTTGTTCCTATGACCACAAAGAACGCTGCAATCAGTGATCTTTATCACCTCAGAAAAAAGCTTGATTAAGTCTGGATGGCATTCCATCAGTCTTTCTAATGACCTATTGCTAAAGTGGCTCATTTATCTACATCCTCTTAAAAGTAAAAACGCCACTCTCACAGTTGTTGGACTTTTTCTTGTCCTTGATTTCAACCAAGGTCATGCCCGGAGTGTAAGGCTTAACACATACTTCCACCTCATAGTCGCCTTCGCCGTGCAAAACTGGAATGCTATTGGCCATGTTCCATTTTGCCTTTTGCTTGGCAGTCAGCAGCATGTAGCCAGTGCTCGCGGTCAGTGTGTCTGAGATTGCTTTGCCCTTCTTGTCCACTGCCGTGACTGAAAACAACGCTAGGACTTTGACAGCCTCTGAGCTTTTATTTTCCAGCGTGAAACGGACTTGATTGAACGCAGCGCCAGATCCGAAGCTGTCATCAAAGACCAGTGGTGACTTCATGTCTAGTGAAGAAACCTTTAGGTCCACTTTGTCAGCGGCCATGACAGTTGTGGCTAGTAAACAAATCATCGCGATCATTTTCATCTTATACCTCCTCGGTATTGGTTGTTGGCAACAAGCTAAAAATTACTCGTTCGTCGTCTATCGGTAAAACGTAACCCACTTTAAAAGTTAACGGCTCGCTGTCAGTAAAACCGGTCTCTTCCGAATGAGTTCTTTGTGACAGGCTGTGGCTATAGGCCCTTAAATCAGGCGGAGGCCCAAGTCCTTTAATCGGAGTAGGGCCCCACTCTTTCAGAATCACCGTATCGCCAGGTTGGTAACCCCGGTCATTAGTACGCACCTCGAAAGTCTTAGATCCGTCCTTCACTCTGCAATAATATTGTGGCCAAATTTTAAGTTCGTGTGTCATTTTTCCTCCAAAATCTTTTTTTGAATATCGTCATACCTTTCCAAGGCTTTATCAAAGTCGAAATTTACACCCTTTGAGAGTAACTCCCGATACATAACCACAATGATTTTTTGCTTTTCATCTAATACCTGATGAAGGGCTTTATTTTGTGCCTCGTGCAGTCGGATGGTGTTAGTAGTTTCAATAGCTTGCGGATTTAAACTGTGAAAATCTCGCGTTTTTGCGAACTGGTATCCAGCGCGGAAACCTAAGGACACTCCTCCGCGATATAGAACATCAAAGCCACATTCCTCGTAGTGCTTAGTCAAATCACCCAGCGCCTTAATTGCTTCCGGGGTTAATGGGTGGGTGGTCACAAATTCTCCTTTTTAGAAATCTCTAAAAGTTTCTGCTCGGTACTTTTCAGTGTAGCTCGGGCTCTTAAAATATAAGAGCGAACTTCTGGCGGACAATCAAAAACTGCAATGTCATCGGCGGCCATATACTGAAGCGCCGCTTGCTGCTCGGCTATGATGGCGGTGAGGGTGGACAACTCTCTTCGCAAGCAGTTCACATAAGTGAATTCACATCCAAGCTCATCATTCTCAGAAACCTCTTTAGCTATTACCTTGTGAAGGCGCCGCAACTCATTTTGATGCCATCCAAGAAGTATATCTTTATCCGCAAGCTTGGCTTCTAGGGCTTGGTAGGCGGGCAACATCTGGTCGAACTGCCATCGAGCCAAGTACACACAGGCATTTATGGTTTGCTTGCCGAGATCTTCGTGGACTGTTTTAAGCATGGAGACACCTACAGGGACGATAGCGTAGGCCTCGCAGGTCGCGGCTCTCTCGTTGAATATTATCGGCCCTTGTTGCTTTGGTTCGCTCATTTCTCACCCCTAAACATTAAACGTAATTTCTGCATTAATTGTTTTTTAATGTGGGTCCTTAGTGGCCAGCATGTTTCACATGCATGCAAAGTTGCACCTCCACAGTAATTTACAGCTGTTACCGTAAATATTACCCATTCTGGCCTGCTGCCTATTCGAGTTTCTGTTACTCCACAAATGTCGCAAGTATATTTAGTACCCAAGTCTTCATAGCTCACGAAAGCCTCCGCCAAATGATATATGTAAGGGAGACGCAGATAAAAAACCATGCGCCTGTTACCAGCAAAAAGTAGTCAAAGGGTTTCATGTTTCCACCCACTTGTTAAATTCTTCGATGGCATCTCGGGCAGCGCATGGATTAATACCAATGGCACAGCGGTTACCGCAGATATCGTGCAGCGCCTCAAGCAACTTCTCGCACTGCTCTGCCCAGGGTGTGGCGGTAGCGATGCAATATTCCTTAGCCTTGCCTCTGGAAACCATATCTCGCAGTACCACATGGCACTCACTGCCTGCATCCCGCTCTATTTTTTGTTGTAGCTTGGGCTTCATAATTTACCCCACTCTGTTTCTAGGCTGCTAATAAGTCTGTACTGCGGAATCTCCAGAGAATTATCACGCATAAACTCTTCAAGCCATTCTTTGGTGATTTTGGATACTGAGTTTGACGATGGAGTATCACCTTCGAGAATCGCCAAAAACCATTTTTCAGTAGGACTACTTGATTCTGGTCGCAAGTCGCAGGTTAGTTTCTCGTAATTTTCTTTTCTGATATTTGCAATGGTGCCCACAAAGCACGCGCACTCACCAGAGTATGATGTGCCGTCAATCTTTCCGCGCATCAAGTAGTCATAAAGACCTACTGATTCATTTTTCACCAAGGATAGTCTCTTGAAAAAATCTTCTTTGATTAAGCTAAGGTTGGCAGAGCGAAGGTCGGCAGAGCGAAGGTTGGCAGAGCGAAGGTCGGCAGAGCTAAGGTCGGCATAGCTAAGGTTGGCAGAGCGAAGGTCGGCAGAGCGAAGGTCGGCATAGCTAAGGTTGGCATAGCGAAGGTCGGCATAGCTAAGGTTGGCATAGCGAAGGTTGGCACGCTTTCCTTTTGAATTGTCCTTTAGCCACTCGGCGTGCGCCGCTAAAATATCTTTTAATTCTTGTTCACCCATGAGTTTTCTCCTTTGTTAAATTGTTCCAACTTCTGCAAACAGGGCTAGCAGGATTAGGCGGTGATGGCGGCGGAAGTTATGCCAAGCCTGTCACTTTGAGCACCGCTTAGGGGTGAACCGCTCAAGTAAGTATAATTTTGGCGCAAGCTCTATTTTTTTCATTTGTGAAACGCTACAGAAAACCAATAAAGCACCGAGTGCTAAACTAGGGAGTGCAAAAAATACAAGGCCAACATTATCAAAGATAAGAATACTTAAAAACAAAACCGCACTCACAACTAATATAAAAACACCTAACCAAAGAAACATTTTTGAATCGTAAATCCCAAATGCCAGCGCTTGCTGAACAATATCTGGCGCCTGCTCTTTAACGAAGTCTTTGCTTTCCTGTAGTGTCTTTAAGATAAACGACAAAATCTCACTAGTTTCTTTTTCCATATTAAACCTCTAAAACTTTCTCTACGATGGCTGTGATTATCATTCCCTATTCCCTTCTTTCGCTTTGATTTCTTTTATCGGGTAAAACCATTTATCTTCGATAATGTGGCCGATACCTTCTATAGAGCCATAGTCTTCACCGGCCACGCGGACATGTTTACCTGCCAATTCTTCCCATGAACTCGCGCCGACTGTCTCAAGAATTCGCGTAATCCAAAACGTCCCATAGATTGAGTCTTTACCTTTAGGCGCATCCAATCTATAGCCACCAAAGCCCTGGTTAGTGCCGCGTTGTTCTAAGTGAAGGAAGCACGTTAGAATACCGTGATCTTCATAGCCGAGAGTTGTTGATTTTATCCTCGCATTACCTTTCATTCCCTATTCCCTTTCCATTCTGTGTAGATGTGCTTATAGTTTTCATTTTCTACCTCTTAGTCTCCGTCTTTGAAATCTCTCCCTGAAGAGACTCTGTATACTCTTGGTATTCTTTCCAGCCAAGCTCTTCAGGAGTACCTTTATTAAATCTTTTTTTCAGAGCAGAAAACACATCTTGTTTAGATAGGTTCAGTTTATAACTCATAGCCCAAAGCCTTTTAATCTGAGCTTCACTCAACACCCCTCCAACAGAAAGAGGGGATGGCCTTTCTTTAGGCTCTTTCGGGTCTACTCTTAAAACATTTCCAGCATCTGCAGACTGAGTTTTTTTTGGTTGCGGCACTTCGTTATTGGCAGAGCTATTGCCGTCGTCGTCTTCCTCTTCTATTCCTAAAACAGAAACCAGGCATGTTCTTCTGAAATAGGTTACTGATGATTTAAACTTCTGCGGGTCACTTTTGTCTTTAATAAAAAGCTCTACCGGGTCGAACTCAATGAATTGACCGCTTGAGTGTGTGATAAGTGTTGAGATGAAATGCTTATCACCTACAGATGATAGCGGCTGCATTATAGCTAGTCCGTTCTTTCCTAAAGCTGGCTTGATGGATTGTATGATGGACGAAATATCAGCGTAATGAGACTTAAAGAAAGGGTTAAGAGAGTCTTTAAGAGCAGACGTGAATTGTGATTGGGCCATTGATATAGCTGAAAAAATATCTTTTGTTTCTTGGCTTGTTTTCATGACTTAGTCCTACCTTTATATTCTGAAAATTTAATATCAATGTATTGTTCTATCATTATTTTTTCGAACTCTGATTTTGCTGATTTAAAATCAGAAATAATTTCATACCACTGAACCTGTTCCTCTTTAGAGAGGATGTTCAAATCAAGCCATATTTTTTTCCACTTAAAGAATCGATCCTTAGATTCTCCGTATTTGATCCGGTTAAAGATCACAGTGAGCGGTTCATAATCAGTAGTTTCAAGACCTAAATAAGTCCTGGATCTATGCCCTAGGTCATTAGGGTACACCTCTCCGTTATTGTCTTTTCCCATGGAGTCTTGAGCCATTATTAACCTCAGCTATTTGAAACGAAAATTTCCTTTTGGTTTATCGTCAGATTTAGCAATCATTCTAAATTCTTCATTGGATCTTTTCATTTTATAATAAAATTCGATGCCGATTTTTCCACTAAAAGACCGTGCAGACCATCCAAGATCCATATGCTCTTTAAGAGCTTTTATTATTTCCTCAGAGCTGGCGGTCTTAACATCAATCTGGCGATTGGATATCTTTGGCATATTCTTGCGCTCTTCTTCTAACTACAGACTCAATCTCGTTAAAAACCTGTGCTCTAGTGTATGAAGAGCGCTTGTTTTTACTTATAAGGTCTTCTATCTTTAATAAGAAAGATGACCATGTGGTTTGTGGGATATCTACATTAGTCTCTCTAAACCAAACGCTAGCTGATGTGCAGATCAACTCTTTATAGAGAAACTCTGTGTCTTGGTCTATTTTCCTATCTTCATTCATGGAATTTCTTACCACATACAGGGCAATCAATATCACCGTGCAGAAATTGTTTTATGTAGTTCCTAACCAGATCAGTTAGGCTAATCTGCATCTTTCTTAGATTGTCGATGTCATCTCTATCTAGCCGAACTGAGACCATCTCTTTGCAAATAACCTTATTTTTTTTCTTCATCTTCGTATCCCTTTGGGAAAGTTTGAGAGATTTCCCCGCAAACTAATTTTGTTGAGTGCGGCGCTCTGTACATCTTGCAGTCCATGTCTGAATAGTGACAGATATACTCAACCTCTGTCTTTACAGGCCTTGAGTCCTTCACCATCTCACAAGGGTTGGACTTTGCCTTAACTGTAGGCACATCTTCAGGTTTAGCGCATGAACATAAGAATAGGGCTAGAAAGAGAAAGAAGCAGGTGAAGAACATGGTTAACAACTGAATTTGTTTATTTTCGTCTTTCAACACTTTTCTTCCTTTCGTTCTCATCGAGTTTTGCTTGCAGGTATCCCCTTAACCACTCTATATGCAGAGCGGTATCAAGATCCTCACTGCGAACTATCCACTTGAATAATCTTTTCGACTGCTTATCAAGGTAAGCTTGCTGGCGGTCTTTAATTTCTGCTTTGATTTCTGAAACTGTTCTAGTTTTATTGCTCATATACATACATTGTATGACAGAGACTTATAGAAGTAAAGTATTTTATTGAGTTCCGTCTTCTTTTGACACTGTGACATTTACAACGGTTTTAATCCTTTTAAAAACCTTGTGTATGCCACCTTTAGGGCCAACCAGCTCAACGGGGAACTCTTTCATTTTAGTTGTCTTACAAAGATCAAATATCCTTATCCTAGCTTGATACATGCTTGGAAAAGCATCAGCTGACAGTTCTTTACAGGTCCAGTGCTCGTCTTTTAACCACCAACGTATATTTGAATTGTCTTTGAACGACACCTTGTACATCTTCACACCACCTGGGTTTTCAATAAAGCTCCGCCATCTACCTTTTTTGATAGCTAGTGTGTCAATCTTTTTTGGTCTGTTTTTAGAGAGTTTTCCCTAACAACCTGTTCCAAATTCCTTGGAGCTCAGCAGGAATTGGTGGAGTTTCGCCACCTGGATGGTCCGAATCCCCGTATTCCTTCCTAACAACAGCATATTTTGCTGCTTTATTTTTCTCTTTATTACTCTCTATATTGAATGGGACCTTGTTGGCCGTTTTAATGGTCGGTCGTGGCCTATAAGAAAAAGTCTTCTTAATTCGCGTATTTAGCTTGTGTACTATTTCGGAAGCTTCGTTAAGCGCAAGATGCAGTGACTTCCATACGCCATATCGACAATGGATAAACCCCCGATCCCTAAGACTTTTAATGAGTCTTCTCACAGTCCTAGGACTTCGCTGTAGCATTTTTGCATATTGATCTATCTTCAGGTGGCTTTCCCCTGAAAAGCTATCGATGATAGCTAATAAGTGGAATTCCATTGAAGAGACCTGACCCGAACGCGTGAAGTTATACGAAAGCATTATTCCCCCTAAAAAGTTTAAGTTTTTTAAGAAAAATGTTGCTCTGTCGGTGATCATCGAGCATCCTTGAACCATCTATTTTTGTTTCAAGGATTGGCGGTCCACCTGGTCCGCCACATTCTTCTTAAAGCCAGATTACAATTACAATTGAAAAGATTTCAAGACAATTTGAAGGAATAAAAAATAGGCACCAATGGTGGACTTACTTAGCGCAAGTCTTATTATCGTACTTCTTTTGATACCAATCCTTGATGATGTCATGGTTGTTAAGGTCAGTAGTCACCCACTTACCCATTTCACCCACCGGCACCTTAAAAGTCTTATTTCGATCTTGGTAATTCACACAGAATGAATACGAATTATCAGTGACCTCTAATGACCCATCTGCCAAAACTACCGCAGTTGGTGGTGTGTAGATAAAAGTACACATATAGGCATTTGGCTTATCGTCACAAGAGGTGAGAACCAAAACGCTAAGAATTGCCAATAACGTCTTTAAACGCATCTTCTTGCTCCTGTGCTGTCTTTGCTGACTTATAAGCCTCTTTTGCCGCAGCTAACCTTGATTCCTTAGCCAGCCTTGCCGACTCCTCAACAGATTTCCTAATGCTCTGGATCATCCCCCAGATCTTAGGAATAGCGATTATAAAGCCAACGATGCTCTCGAAGAGACCCATTAAACACCCCTTATTTAGCGTTTATAGGCCCGTAGCTGATAAACCACAGGCCTTAATGACTACTTCTGTACTGCTTGGACTAAAGCCATGATTTTAGGCGTTAGCTGAGCAATCAGTGCAACCGCATCGACAACTTTCACTTCTTTGATCTCAGCAGGGACCTTATCAATACCGTTGTAAGCTTCTTTCAAAGCAGTAGCACAAGGCTCTGTTTGCAGCTTAGCTAAGATAGGTCCAATGTCAGCAACCTGAACACCGTCTTTAAATTGAACAGCTAAAACAGCTGCCAATTCAAGCAACCCTTCAACAACTTCAACCGTCTCTTTTGGATAACTCATAAAACACTCCTTTGTTTTTTGATTTACTAGTGGGACAAATAGTCGATCTTATCCTCAATACGGTCCAGTCTTTTTTCAATCTTTTCCATTAACTGATTCTGGACCTTTATTGTTCCTTCTAGAGCTTCTTTGGTTTCCAGCTTTGAACTGAAATTTGTCAGTGCATAAGCGGTTATTGTCACGGCGGTAGCCAGGATCGCACCTACCATCATTAATAGTCCGTGATACTTTTCCAGGAAACCAAACTCTCTCATTAGCTCTTTGCCTCATCTTGGACAGACTTTACAACCCTTGCCCGCTCCAGAAAAGGCATGATTTTAATAGCTAGACCATACTCCAGTTTTGATGCAATGGCGTAAAGCAGCTTGAAATCTTCAACCGCTATAAATACACCCTGAGCGCTATCTAATGGGTTAACAATAGGAGCAACAGGAGCCCCTTCCTGAGCCTCTGAAGCGTTATCCATTCACGACCTCCGGTAAATGAACTTCACTTGGAACCTTTATATCTTTCTCAGCTAGCTTCTTATAAAGAACTTGAGCACTCTTTTGCAGCAACTCATGCTCGTCCCAAGAACCCTTATACATCTTCGCCGCAGCGACAAGATTACCTAATGCCATCTCTGGCGTTAAATCACTACCCATTAACTACCTCCACAGGAACAGCCACAATCGACTTATTCTCTATTTCATTCTCAACACCTGGAGCTTTGTCGTCAAAAGGAATTCCCTTCTCGTCGCTTAGCTTCTTATACAAAAATGCTAGTGAGTTAAAATCTTTCCAAAACAAATTAAACTCTTCCCCAGTATAAACCTTCTTGAAATACTCAACCGGCTTATTGTCAGTGTCGTTTAGGACGTAGTTAACCACTGCCATCCAATCACTCTTAGCCCGGTAGATATTCACACCCTCAAGAGTCCACTCTATCTGTTTTGAAGGAATTGGTGGCGTGTTAAACTTAATTCCCATAACTTACTCCCAATATCCGTTTACTGAAGCAATCCCACGAAAGATCTCTGTGGCCGTTGCAAGAGCAATAGGCATCTTTAAGATTAAC